CGTGCACCGTGCCCAAGTCGGCCAGCCAGGGGAACCCCGAGGCCGTCGGCTTGTCGAGCAGCTTGATCTGGCAATGCTCTATACGGTGCATTAGTACAGACTCTCGTAATAGTTGTACCAGCTGATCGCCAGGGCCGCGCTGGAGGTCTCCCCGCCCGCCCCCTCGACAACCAGGTTATGAGTACCCCTGGGCAACCAGAGCAATTTACTGCCGCTGGACGTGGCCACCGCGATGAGCGCGCCGGCAGCATGGACTTGCGTGTAAGCATAGCGGGCTGTGGCTCCAAACGGTCGCGAGTCGGCCACGATCAGATCATCGGCGTTGACCGTGGCCACACGGTATTCGCACCAGTCGGCGTCACTGTTGGTCAGTTTCGACGTGTGGGCTATGCCCGTCCAGGTGGCCACCATAGGGCCGGGGATATCGCCCTGGTTGTTGCAGGAGAGATTGACCGGTACGGCATCGTTCATGTTGCCGTTTGCCGTCGTGGCACTGCTATCGCGCCAGAATGGCCAGGCCGCCATATAGTGCTGCTCGACGCGGGCCAGCGAGGGGGTCAGGTACGTCCACTTGGGCTTGCCCGGGATGCAATCCAGGCAGCGCACCGTGCCATCCTCCAGGGTTCGCCGCACGTATCCCTCGTCCAATTCGCGATTGTGCCACTCAGCCCATTGCCGCTTGGCGGCTTGCAATAGTATTGGAGTCGCGGCGTGCACCGTGAGGATCAACACATAGTCGCGCACGGTGTAGCTGAACCCGCGATAGTGGCTATAGTAGCGGTTGGGGCTATCCTCGATGTGCAGATCGACGTTGCTGTCATCCCAGCCATTCTCAGCATCCACCGAGTAGGTGCCGTCGACGTCCGATTCACAGAGGACGTGCACCCCGGCCGCCCCGTCGATGTACTCGTACGTTTGCGCCATACTACACGCTCTTTGACGAGCCGTGGAGGGTCAGACGCCCCGCGCTCAGCTCGCCCGTCTTGGTGTTCTCGGTCACCTGGCCGATCGCGCGCCCCATACCTGGTATGTCCAGGATCAGATGCAGCGTGCGCTCGGTTGGCCCCGCATCGCCGGATGTCGGCCCGCCCAGCGCCAGCCCAGACATGGCCATCGACATGCCCGCCGGCACGGGCGCCAATGCAGACGAGGAGAAACCGCCCATCAGGCTATCGGCCATCCGGGCAGCGCTGCGCTCTACCTTGGCCCACCTGGTCTCCATGCCCAACTCGAGCCCGCCCATCAAGTCTAAACCGACAGCTTGCATCTTTTTTGAGGGAGACTGGGTGCCGCTTATCTTGCGCCAGATCCCCTCGACCAGAGCGGCTTTGTCCTCCAACCACTTCTTGATTCCCGACCACTTACTTTTGAGACCCGACCAGAGGCCATCCAGGATGTCCTTGCCCACTTGGAGCAGATCGATGTCCTCCAAGAACGTCTGCGCCTTGCCCCACCAGGTCTCGATGCTGGTCTTGTATTCCTCCCACTTGGTCGAGATCAGCGTGCCCAGCTCCGTCATTTTGGTGCTGAATGTGGTCCACACGTTGCCCAGCCAGGTGGTTACATCCGTGAGCCGCTCTGTGAACCAGGTGGACAAATTGGTCGCCTGGGTGCTGAGCCAGGTCCCGATAGTAGTAGCTAGGCCGCTTGTCCATGTTTCAATCTGAATGGCTATATCGTCGGACCACGTGATCAGCCGCCCGATGGCCTCCTCCATGACCCCCGCGTCAATCATGGCATTGATTAGTCCCTTGCCATTGGCACGGGCATCCTCAAGCGGCGCAGCCATGGCCCCGAGCACATTCTGATTGACGGTATCAACCCAGTTGGCGTAGGCATTGCTCATAGCCGAGCTAAAGCCTGAGAGCATAGCGGCTGCCATTTTCTGGCCTACTACATCCAGCGCCGCGCCCAACACGTCGCCGGCCTTGTTCTCGTCAAAGAGTTCGCCCCAGGTACCCACCAGCGCATCCAGCGGGTTCTCGAGCGCCCCAAACTCTGTTTCGATGCCCGCAATCAAATCATCGAGCCCCGTTGTATCCACGCCCGACACATCCAGGCCCATCCCAGCCTCGCCGCTGGGCATCGCCATCCCGCCAACTGCCGAAGCGGCAGCGGCAGCGGCAGCAGCCAATTGCCTCATCAAATCGGCTTGCTGCTCGACCATGCTGTTGGCGTCGGTCTGGATGCCCAACAATCGCTCTTGAATGCTTACCTGCTTTTTGGCCACCTCGAGCGCCTTTTGAGCGGCGTCCACCTGCTTTTGAGCAGTTTTCGCGGCCATCTGGGCAGCGTCTACCTTGGCCTGCTCGGCCTCCTCGGCCTCCAGCGCCGCGTCCACCTTGGCCTGCTCGGCGTCGACCGCGACGTCCCTCTCCTTTTCGGTAGCCTTGATCTGCTGGCGCTTGAGGATCTCCTCCATCTCGAGCTTGGCCAGCTGCCGGTCGGAAGCGCTCAGGCTTTTGTTGGCGCTCTTTTTGCGCAATTCGGCCAGGCGCTTTTCATCCTGGATGGCCTGCTTCTTGTCCTGGATGGCCTGCAGTTCCTTATTGAGCGGCGCCAGGATGGAGTCATATTCCGTGGTCACGCGGTTGAGCTGCTCCTGCGCCCGCGCCGTGTTGGCGGTGGCTCGCTCCAGGCCCTCCTCTGCGCGCCGCACCTCCTCGGTGGCCTGATCTAGCACGGCCATAGCGTCGGTTAGATCGGTCTGGGCCATCTGCGCCGACATCAGACTACGCGCATAGAACTTGAATCCCGGGGGCAGCTTGCGGACCGAATCCAGCAGGTTGTCGAACATGTCGAGCGATCCGGCGCCCACGCCCCCGGTGCCCTTGATCACGCCAGCCAGGGCCGCATTGACGGCCGCCTTGAGCGGGATCAATTTCTCCTGGGCCATCTTGGGGATCGTGTCGAGGTAGGCGCCGATCTTTTGACTCAGGGCGTCGAACACGTCCAGATCGGCCTCGCCCCAGCCGTCCAAATAGACCTGGGCGGCCTTGGCGCCCCAGGCATCGAGGTTGGGCAGCAGCTTGGGAGGCGACCCCGGCCGCAGTATCTTGGCGATGGCCTGGCCCAGCCGGTTGAGGGCCTGCAGCACGTAGGAGGTGGCCGCCACGATGCCCTTGGCCAGCATCATGACGATGTTCGACCCCCAACCCTCGGCCTTGTTGGCCGTGTCGGAATAGTCGATGCCCATCTTGTCCATGAACTTTTTGGCCAGGTTCTTGAGGACGTTAAAGGCGCTGTTGGCAATGGCCCCCAGCCCCTGGGCAATGCGGGTGATCGTCGGCGTCAGCTTGGTAACGATGCTGGCCAGGCTGCTCTGGACGTTGGCAAAAACGCCCAGAAAGCCCTTGCCCACGTTGTCCTTGAGGTTAGTCATAGCGACGCTCAGCCGCGCGGCCGCACCCACGGCGCCGCCCGACTGTTCGCCAACCTTGGCCATGGCGATCGCGCCCTGCTCCATGACGGCCGTCATAAACGCCGTCTCGCGGGACAAACTCTTATCGGCCGACATCAGCTCGTTGATTCGCACCCGGGCTGCAGCGGCGCTCATGCCAAACGAGTCCATGCGCGGAATCGATTGGTTCGCCAACATCAGGGCAAAGTTCTCCATGGACTCAGCCGGCCCGGACCCCATGGCCATACCGAGCTGGGTAGCCATCTCGGCCAGTCCGGCCATCTCCTCCTGGCTGTCTGCCAGGCCCATGGCCATAAACTTGTTGCCCGCCTGCATCAGATCGGCATCGCTGACCATGCCCCGCGTCGCAGTGCGCAGGCCATTCAGTGCGCTGGTCGCGCCGCTGTTGATCGTACTGGCCAGCTTGGCAAAGGTGCGCTCGACCTGCGCTACCTTGGCAGAGTCGGTAACCAGCTTATTGATAGCGGACCCGATCTTGGCGATGCCCGCGCCGATGGCGACGGCGGGCAGCAGCTTGGCGAGCTTTCCAAAGGCGCCACCCAGCGAACTCGAGATCTTCTTTTTTGCGCCCTCGAGATCCTTATCGAGCTTGTCCAGGGTCGCGCGGATCGGAATCTGCGCTATGCCCAGCTTTTCGTTTTTTCCGGCCATCGATCATCCTCGCCTTGAGCTCGTCCATTTCGTACTGCCGGACGGCTCGCTCCGCCTCAGTCAGTGGTTTGGGATCCGCTTCTGTCTTCTTTAGCAGCCGCTTGAGGCTCGGCACCCGTTTGGCGTGTGATAGCACCGCCACATACCAGGCCAGCCGCACGTCGCGATCGGCTTCCTGCTCCCGACGCCAGTCAGCCGCCCGGAACACCTGGCGCATCTCTCGCGGCGTCAGCTCCCAGAACGCGACGCTGCTCACTCCCGCCTTGAGCGCCTCGAGCTGCAAGGCCGGCCAATCCCAGGGCCGCGCTAGGCCTGGCCGTCGGCCGGGGGGATTTCATCGTCGGCGCCCCCCTCTTCATCCGCGTCGGGATCATAACTGAGCACCGCGGCCAGCCCATCGCACACCGCCTCGGCCACCTTGGCGAACCCAGCCTCGTCCAGCAGGTCCCAGGCGATCTTGGGCTCGGTTGGCCGCCCTCCGCTGTGGGACTCTTTGTGCGCCGCCTGCAGGCCGACCAGCAGCAGCGCGGCCAGATCGCCAATGCCAATGTCCATTTCCATAGCGGCACGCGCGAACGCCGTGACGTTCTTGCCAATGCGACGCTCGGCCTCGGCCAGAGCCCGGTTGGTGAATAGCAACCGGTACTCTTGGCCTTTGACCGTGAGAATCGTCTCGCCCCTGGCGCCCTGTACCATTAGGTCGTCACCTCGGCCCATTCGCCGTCGACCTCAAAGGAGAGCGACACCGTGACCATGTCCTGGTCAGGCGCAGCCTCGCTCATGCTCGTGATGATGGCCTCGGCCTCCTCCAAGGAGGCGCCCTCCTCCTGGCGCAAAACGGTCACCTTGTCAGCGTCGCGCATGGCGTTCTTGAGCGCGATATAGGCGGCGTCCGTCGGCACGTACAGGGCATCGAGCGAGCAAGTGCCGCTATAGCGCCCGTACTCGACGCGCTTAGCGCGGCTGTCCTTGGAGGAGGCATCGATACTCTCGTTGCTCTCCTCAAAGGTCGCGTCACGCTGGCTGCCTACCAGTTCGTCGTCGATCAGAATCAGGATGTCTGCACCGTTCATGTTTCACCTCGCTATCTATCCGAACAAAAAAAGCGGTCGCTCTTGAGAGGATGGTTGCCCGTTCTCTCACTAGTGACCGCTGGTTTCCCGGTGGTTATGTTGTTGTTACGTCACGTGCGCTTGTGTCGGGGAATGATACTGCGCTCTAGGCCCATATAGTCCTCGAGTGCTCCCAATGCGATGATCAGCGCCTGGCGCAAGGCCATCAAGAGCACTCGCACTTTTACGCTCATGACCCATCCTCCGCCGCCGTCATGATCACCCGCACCGTTACCACACGCCCATAGGCATTCTCCTCATCGGCCACAATGGGCCCGGCACAATCCGCTACCCAAACATCATAGCCCTCGATCGAGAGCTGGTAGCGGTGCAACAGCGCCCGCACCCGTTCGGCCATGGTCTCGATCGTCACCGCCGAGCCCGATACCGCTGCATAGCAGCGTACGTCGCGTCGAATTTCGCGGCCCTCGTTGGTCTTGGTGTCATAGGGCCCGTGACTCACCTCGCCCGCGCTCACCAGGTAGGGCAACTCGGCATCGCCGGGCGCCGGATCCGTGGTAAAGATCGCCGGATTGCCGCCATAGGTAGCCAGCAGCGCCGTTAAGGTGGCATCCCCCGCCAAGCGATCATAGAGCGCCTCAGTAATGGCTCCCATCAGCCCTTACCCGACAGAATCTTGACGATCTTTTTAGCGCTGCCAAAGATAGCCGGGCGCAAGAAGGGGCGCGCCGGCATCTTGACCGTGCCCAGCTCGACGAACCAGGCCCAAAAGGCGCGCTTTTTGACTCCTACGATTCCCTCCACCACGTTGCCATGGGCTTTGACCACGTACGTTACATCGCTCTTGAGGATGCCCCGATCAACCGGCGCGTTGGCCGCCGCCTGCTCAGCGGCATAGGCTGCCGCCTTGTCCATATTAGCCGCCGCTTCTCCCGCTACGTGGGCGATAAAGCGTCGTTTCCGCTGTTCCCAGTTTTTGAACGTCACTCCGCTCATGGCTCGCCTTCCTGCTGGGTCTCGTTACAATCGACCTCCAGGTGGTGATCTGCATAGCTTGGCTCCCGAATAGAGAGCACCTTCCAAGTGCGTCCCTCGCCACTCACACGGTCGCCGCGCTCGATATCGGTATCCGCTGCGCAATAGAGCACATGGCTGATCAGCGCCTGATTCTGCAGCGCCACCGCTCGCTCGCTCGGGGAGGCGGGGCGCATTCTGCCATCCGGCGTGGCCACCGTGGCCCACGTCTCTGTCCAGCCGCCCTGGCCATCCTCTAGGCGGGTTTTGCGCGTGACGGTATAGCTATGGTTGTAGAGGCTGTCGATTACGGTCATATCCGGTACTCGTCCAACACACGCTTTTCACTGCGCAGCAGAATTGGCGAGGCGCTGGCCCCCAGAGTCGATTCACCGCTGCTGCCGACCTCGGCGCCAAACTGTACCGAGAAATCTCCCAGTCCTTTGGCCTGGATGCCTGGCACACCCTCGGCCTCCTCGGCTCGCA